GCACGATTAAAACTATCTCTTGCAGTTGATATTCTATTTTGATAAGTATTATACATACTTACCTGACTTGATTCACTATACCCTGCATTAATAAGTCCTGATGCAGCCATTTGTTCTGCATTTGCACCATACATGTTGGATTGTTTCTGCCAATCTGTATATGCTCCTGTTTGTTCTTTTAAATAATCTTTTCTTGCGTATTCTTTTTGTTGATTTATTTTATCTATAGCAAAATCTGTATTTGCTTGCTGTATTTCACTTTGTTTATTTGCATAATCTTTTGATGCTTGTATTTGGTCCTGATAAAATTTATCACTTTGATTAATCATATTATTGTATGTATTATTTATATTATTAAGTGCAGTTTGTTTATCATTCTCTACTGACTTAAACCTAGCATCATTATAATTTATATCATAATTAGGTGTTGCCACTTAAATACCTCCTATCTTTTTATATATCCACCAACATAAGCCTCTAATGTATTTGAGTATAACTTGAATGGTAATTGACTATTAAATTTTAACTGTATTGATTTCCACTTTTTTCTTTTTATTCTCGCAACTACATAGTTTTTATCCATATTTGTATATGTATTTATTAATTCAAAAACGTGATTATCTGTTTTTACATAAACACTTATCATATTTCCATTCATGTCAATTACACAGCCTCTTTTATTCGTTGTTTTTTGATATTGTGGATAATTAAATTCGTCTTCTGGTGTTGTCCATATTGAATCTATTTCTCTATCATCGGAATTATCCGTAAATGTATATATTTTATTATCCATACATAAGTAAAGTATGCCACTTCTTACCATAGTACAAGTAATTGTATCTGGTACTTCCCAATAAAAAAACTCATATTCCTTATGAGTCTCATTTGTATACATTTTTCTACTATCTGCAAGATATATTTTACTACCAACTATTATTAGTAAATATCCTTCCCATTCTTCTAATATCATATCTTTATAATTATTTTCATCTAATAATTTAGCATCTATTAAACTTGACCTATGAGCAATTACTTGTTCTGTTGTTATATCTCCATTAATTGCTTCCATACCTCTATCACTAAAGAATACTATATCATCATTAAAATTAATTGCAGTTGCTACACAACCTGTTGATATATTCGAATGGCTACTTGGATAAACTTTGCCATACTCTGCATCTACTACTGGATTATGATAGAAAACTGTAGTATTTGCTTGTGATGGTTCTTTAAATACCCATAAAGCATTATTACCTGCTACCATACTTTTTACAGGTGATAAATCTAAACCTTCATTGTAATAATCTAAATCACTACAGTATGAAGGATCATTTAAACTTGAATGCCATACTGTATTAGGATAATCTTGATTCCCACTAAAGAATACTCTATTATCGAATACTGTAAGTAGTGTACACTTCTTAATTCTATCTGAATATCCTGATACTGTTTTCTTATAAGTTATTTCTACATTAGCCTGTCCATCGGTATATGGTTCTGCTGGTGCTTGTGCAAAAGTTACAGTACCTTCTATTAAATCATAAGTAAACTCAGCTTCTGGAAGTAAGGCTACATCATTTACTTTTACAATTGGAGATACACCATCTAATCCTTTCGAATCAAGATAATATACTGTACTTTCTCCATCGCCTACAAATGTATTTTTTCTCCAAGCAGATAACATGTTAATATCTTCATATATAGTTCCGCCACCTTGTGGTTTTCTAGCTATTGAAGTTGTTGGAATATAACCTACTACTTCGCTTATAGTATCACCGTCATATTTTAAATAATTAATTCCATCTTTTATATAAAATATATTATTAAAAATAAATGATTGACTTCTAGCAGGCTTCATTCCTGTAAATAACTCTGTTTTAGTATTACCTACCATTTTATATAGTTTAGTACCACTATGCACTATAAACATTTCTGTATTTCCTACTTTATAAAAAAAGAGTCCATATATAGTATTATCAAAACTTGATACTAATTCTATATCTGGACGTGTTTCTATACATTTACCTAAACTGTTTTTATAATCTATCCACATATTTAAACTATCAGGACTTCTTGTTAATGATACTTCTTTATTGGAAAAATCTACTCCTCTAAAATTAGAATAATTTCTTGTAATTAATGTACCTGATACTTGTGCCATTAAATACCCTCTCCAATCTCAATAAATCCCATGTTATATCTAGAATCTAATTGTTGTTTCATAGTCTCATATCTTTGAGAATAGATATTACCATATGCATTAGAAACATCACTTTTTAGTAAGTCTCCTGCAACTCCATAAGGCATAATTTCTAATACATCATCAGTTAACTCAAATGTATAATTATCTTTTGTATTCGCAGTTATTCTATCTGGATATTTATAATAATATATATTTACTTCTCCTTCAAAATCATCAGGGAATATTATTTCTTTTCCAATAATATCAAATGTATTACAACCTGTTATTTTAAATACTTGATACATTTCGTCTGTCATTTCTAATATTTTATAATCATCAACTTCATATTCCATTTTAGCAGGTATCTTTTTTAACCTAGATAATTCAAACTGTATTTGATTAATTACATCATTTATTTTTGCTGATATATCTGGATCATCTGTTAAGTATTCACTATCTTCGTTAATCTCTTCAATTAATCTTAAAGTTTTTTTCTTCATTTCTCCTAAGGTCATACTATGCCTCCTTATCTAAATCTTTAATGTTTTCTAATTCTTTTATTGCATCATTTATAGTCATAAACTCTTCTACAGGCTTTATATAACCTCTTCCTTCTTCTTCAAAGATTAATATATCTCCTTCTTTTAAATCTATTGTTGTATGATACTCACTTTTATATCCTTCTCCTATAACCTTAGTTATAGATTTAAATACTAAGTTCTCTACTTTTTGTTCTACATTATCATTCTCATACTCTAATTTTGTATTTTTGTCTACTTTTATTCCACCATACATATCTATACTTGGTTTTATTATAAATCTTTGCATTTTATCTCTCCTTCGGTCATGTTTATAGGAGTTGCACCTATATTATCTACTAACATGATTTGAGGGTATAACCCTCATTAATTATGCTGCTAAAGGTACTTTAACAACTTGAATACGTGCTTCATCAATTACTTTTGAACCAAATGTATCAAGTCCACGAACGATATCTTTGAATCTCTTCTCAGAACGTAGTGCCTCAACTTCATTAATTTGTCCTGCAAATGCAATTGCTTTTTTACCACGAACATCACAATAAGCATATTTAGTAGCTCCACTTGTGTCTTTTGCCATATTATTTGACATAATTACATCAAAACCATCATAAACACCAACAATACCCTTTTTAATATATTCTGGGTTGTTTGTTGATAATGTAATTAATTGATTTTTAAAGATGTTATATACATCTGGAGTTATTTCAATTACTCCCTCTTCATCAAAGTTTCTTTCACGTAAAGCAACAATTGCTGAATCAATTGCAGTTTTAACATTAGCCTCAGTTCTACCAGCGGCAGTTGTTACGTTTGCTGCAGTTGTTACACCTTTGATTAAATTAGCAACATAAGTATCTCTTGCTACTGCTAATCCGTGTACAGCTTTTTCCTGATATTTTTCTTTTAATCCAGGTACTGATTGTGCTTGGTTAATATCATCAACGTAGAATGCAAAATAATTTGCTTGGTCTATTGTTAATGTTTGACCTCTATCACTCATCTCCTCGATTGTAATATCAGTTGAACTATTATAAGTTCCTATAGTTGGTTCACCAACTCCTAATATTTTTACAGATTGTGCATATTTGCAATCTCCTTCGTAGTCTCTTAAACAGTTATCGACTAACTTACATTTTAATTCAAGGTCATCTTGAATCTTCTTACTCCAAATTGTTTGGATAAAATTTGTTACTGCCATATTTTTTCATCTCCTCTTTCAAATAAAAAGTACGATTACCATTTGAGCATAGATTTTTCAACGGCTTTATATAGTTCGGGATTCTTATCAAAATCACTTTTAGTAAACTTAAGTGCTTCATCTCTTGTATAAAAGTCTTTTACTCCACTATCTTTTTCTTTGGTATTTTTCATACTTCCAATTGTTTCAACCTTTGGCGCAGGTTTAAACTTTAAATACATTTCATATTTATCCTTCATTGATAACGATGGATTAAGTTTTTTAGAGAACTCCTTAAAATCATTAGTGTCAGTATCTTTCCCAATACCTAGTGATTTCAATTCACGTTCTTCTTCAACTTTTTTTCTTTCCTCTGCCAATCTTTGAAAGATTATTCTGTCTCTTTTAGACATGTTTTCAACACCAATACCAGCAAGTCTATCTACCTCTTCAACTAAATCATCATATCCAGAATCAATAATCTCTTCAGCTTCTGCTTTTGCAAGTATTTCAGTGTCTCTTTCAGAATATTGATAAGTAGGTATTTGTACACCTTCTTCTTTATAATAGTTTTCAAGTTCAGTTACTGCATCTTCAAAGCTATCTTTTTGAAGCCCTGCTTTTAAAACTGTTTCTGCTCTACCATATTTCTTCTCATATTCTCTTCTAATTTTTGCTTCTTTACGAGCAAGTTTTTTTGCAAGTATTTCATCTACCCTCTGATTCATCTCATCTTCTGTGTAGTATTTAACATCTTGCTTTTGTGATTCTTCAACTATCTCAGTATTTTCCACGTCTGTACTCTCTACTGATTCATCTTCTCCACTTTCAACAATTTCTTCTGTAGTTTGTTCTTCTACATTTTCAGCAGCATCTGCTACAGGTTCTTTTGCTTCTTCAAACATATTTACCTCCTATTTTTTCGTTTGTGTTTGCTTCACAAAAACCGCATCTTTTAAAGACATAAGGCTTGGTCTTTAATTAAGTCTAGCGAACCGTAGTTACTGCTAGAGCACATATAAAAAAGCACTATTATTGTGCTTGATTATCATTAGTTTGTTCTTCTGGAGCTTCTTCCACAGTTTCCGTTGGAACTTGTTGGCTGTTTACTATATCATTTATCTGACTAGCCTGTGCAGTTGCATCTTGACCTAAGAATTGGCCTACTCTTTGTTTCATCAATTGAGCCTGTGCATTTAGCATAGCAATCTTTTCTTGTTCTTCTTCCTCCAGTTTAATTGCTTCCTCTAACTTCTGTTTAGGCATTACTGATTCATCATCAAGCAAGTTGGTATATATCTTTAATTCTGGTAATCTTTCATGACTAAACATTCCAGCTTTAAACATATTTTCAATACTCATCTCTTGCGCATACTTATCAAGTGCACCCTTTGGAGTTATATCTACTTTAACTGATGCTTGTAATTCCTTTAATGATTCTTGTGGAATATTTACTACATTGATTGTCTCTTCACCTGTCTCTGGATCTGTAACTTCTTCTTCTAACTTTAATCCATCAGAATTGTAAACAATCATCATATCTAACCATATCTTTGCTAAATCTTCAATAAAGTTTTGATATGATTCTTTTTGCTCTGTCATATTATTTTGTGATGCTCTTTGTACTGCAAGTATTGCTCTACCTGATGCATCTTCTGGATTTACATCACCTGTAGCAACTTCTCCTGCTCCTGATAAATCTCTTGTTACTTGAATTAAATCATCTTGTAACTGTTTAACATCTGGAGACATCTGTGCTGGTGGAAGTGATGATATAACATTCCTTACATCTTCAACTCTCATTCCACCACGAACTTTAATATTTCCACCAACTTGGTCAAGTGCTGATGGATTAGCAATCTTATCTATATCAACAACTTTTTGTGGATATGCCTGATATTTAACTGTTAATACTCTTCTAACTTCAGTTCTATTAACTTCAATCTGATTTGGTATTAAAAATCTAACTTCTCCCTCACCACGAGCAGAACCTTCTTTTTCTTCCCAATTAAAATGTGCAATTGGATAATATGTAAGTCCACTATCAGTATCTTTCTTTAATTCAACCCATCTGGTTGATTTACTAAAATGTACTGTTCCATCTTTCTTATACATTTTAGTTATTAAAGTTACCATATTATCTAATTCAATTTTAGAGGCTTCTCCAGACTCTTCAAAGTTATCATTATCTCCTATAATAAATTTGATTTTCTCTTCTGATACTCCTTCTTTTCGTGCCATATCAATGGCATTTGATACAGGTATTCTTTTTCTTATCAAGATGTATGGTTGTGATTGTATATCGTCATCATTCTCATTACCATAGTAAATATCATTCTTCTTTATAATTTCATTTAAAGGCATTTGATTATCTTCATCATAGTCTACATAGATAATACCTTCATCATTGATAGCACCATCTTTAGTAACTCTTCTACCTTTAAAGTCCATCTTATCTTTTTCCCAGATTTTAGATGCTTTATTATTAAGCATTTCACATATCTTTTCTGCTTGCTTTCTAAACTCACTATTCTCATAATTCTGTGATGAGTATACTATTGCATATAAATTATCATGTATTACTGCAACTTTATACTTTACTATTGGTTTAATAAAGTTCTTTTGTACTGGTTCAACATCACCAAGTTTAGCTTTACCCCATTGATTACCATTATACATACGATAATTTCTATCAGTATCAACATATATTCCTGTTAATCTATGGTAGTTTCTACCTTTTTCATATAATGCCCATGTCGGTGTTTGTTTTATTTCTTCATTATCCATACTTTACCTCCTACATTGGCACATCTTCTTGTCCATTATCTGTACCATCATATCTTTCTATATTTCTAAGTATTGTTTCAACCTTATTTTTTTCTTTTTCACTTTCTAATTTCTCTTGGTGTTCTTTATATATATTCATAGGATTCAATTTACTAATACTTGGAATTTTAATATTCTCTCCTTTTATAACAGTTTGTCCTACTTTTGCACCAATAAAAAAGCACACTATACAAAGTATACCTATAACTAATACTAAAAATATTGTCTCCATTACTTATCACCCTTTTTAGTTTTAACTGCTTTTATTTTAATTTCTTTTGCTTTTTTATCTTTTTCTAATTCTAAACTTTTTAAGTATTCTCTTAATACTGCTTTCTTCATTAAATACCTCCTATATAATTGTTCTTACTTCTCCATAATCATATTTTATTTCATTATTCTTCTCAATATTGAAATGATATTGTGGATTAACTGTTATAGGTTCTTCACTAAATACTACTTGATTTCTTATTTCATAAGCAATAGCAAGTCCCATCATTTGGTCATCATGCCCGCCATCTGGTGCTTCTATTCTTCCTTTCTCATTACGAATAATCGTTAATAATTCTTCAAGTGTATCTTTATCGTTTAGCAAATCAACATGTTCTCTTACTATTTCTATTAAACTTGATAATATCGTAGGTCTGGTTATAGACGTAGTCTTAAAGCCAAATCTTTTTTCAGTTTTACCAGTATATTCATCTATCTTCTCTCTTACATATTGATTACTATATCCTAATCTTGTTAATTCTCTTATAGGAAATGAATCAAAGTTGGCTTCTATTCCTATTAATGCTTCTTCTTTAATTCCATATTGGTTAGGTGTTGCATAATACTTACCTAAGCAATACATCTGTTTAACGTATTGATCTGCATCAAATTGATGTTTTAAAACTGCAACTTGTTTACCAGTTTTAGCATCTAATACGTGTCCTGTAAAATAATCTGAACCTTCTCCAGCAGTATCTCCACCTATACAATATTTTGTTATCTTAGGTGAGTTTGGTAATTCATATATATTTATATATCCATTACTATCATTTAACCATTTTATATTAGTTATCTTATTACCATCATAATCATAGATAAAATATCCCGTCTTTAATGGTTTAGGTATTATATCTAATCTTTTTGTAATTGCTTTAGCATCAAATACAGTCTTACCTACTATACCCCAATGTCCTAAAGCATATACTTCATATGTATATTCGTCTGTATATTTTAAATCTTCTAATGCTTTTCTATCATCATCAGTTAAGAATTTATTATCTTTATATGTACTAAAACAAACGGTTGCAAGTTTACTATCTATAAAATGTTTCTTTATCCAGTGTTGTATATTTATTGGATTAAAACTTAATACCATTTGTTTTTTACTTTTTCCACCACGTAAACGTACTTTCAACTGATTTATATCTGCCTCTTGAGTTTCTGTTGCTTCTTCTACCCAAATGTCAGTTAATTCACCATTTTCAAATGTGATAGATTTTATCTTCTCTACATCATCTAGTCCTGCAAATGCTACCTCATTTCCTGTAAATAAGCATTTTATTCTCATATCTGATTCATTTACTTTAAAATGTTTAGATAGATTCCAATTACTAATTACTTGCTTTAATAATGGAAATGTACTTTTTCTATTTGTATCGCCTGTTTTACGTACAACCAATAAATTACATCTATTTGGATGTATTAATTTATATATATATCTTTGAGCAATAAAATAACTCTTACCAGATGAGCCACCACCATAGAATATTAAATATCTATCATAGTTTTCCAAAAATGGAATATATATATCATTAAATACATTCTTAGATATTTTTATATTTACATTCATTAATCATCAGTCAATTCTATATTTATAGTTACATCAGAGTTAACATCAGCTTCTATTCTGTCGACTGGTTTTTCACCTAATGTATCTCTCAATGCCACTAAATCAGAAGTATATTCCTTTGCCCTCTTTATAATTCCTCGTGCTATTTCGTGCAAATCTTCTTCTGTTATCTCTTTTCTTATTGCTTCTTCTATTAACTTTCTTTTAATATTATTCTCATATCTTGCTTCTACAGATTTTTTTTGCATTTCTTTTGCCTCTTCGGATGTAGGTGTTCTTAAATTATCTATATTAGCCACATTATCACTTCCTATTTAGTATCTGCCGAACCCTCTACTAGCAAATATATTGATACTATCCCAGTTCCCTGTCTTATAGACTTTCTCCCATAATAAAAGAACTATCTCTAGTTCTCTATATATAAACTTAATGATACTGTATTAACTGATATAAATGCCGTTTATTCCCATACTCAACTACTTCCTGTTATCCTAGGTTCAGTTTTCATATTCTTATATAGGTTTAATCGAATAGAATACGTCTAAACTTGTGCCTTATATCAATCAATACACTAGCATTAAGCTAGTATTAAAGAATTTAAAGGGTAATCCCATATTATGGGGGAACAGTGGAATTTGTTTATATTTCCACATTACCATAATACCACTTATCAATGTGACATGTGTGACATTTGACTATTTTTTTCAAAATATCTTTTTAATGCGTTATACGGTGATGTTCTATCTACAAGTTCTTCATCTTCTGGAGTTATCTCATCTGCTATATCATACCAACTCTTAAACTCTACAAATCTTAACCTAACTATTAATCTTATCTTAGGATTATCTATATTACTTATAAAATTTTCCATCCTAATTTTTTCATCAATATACTCTGTTTGCTTTCTTACTATCTTTTCTACTAACGATTGCCTTTTTAATACTAAACTTTGTACTTTATCTCCTGATTTAGTACCATGTGGCATACCATCTAATACAGTTGCACCTATCACTGATATTTCTTCTAATTCCGATTCTAACCTTTTTAATTCTTTATTTATATAAAATAAATTCGATAGTTCTTTGATATTCATCTATTACCTCCTTATTTATTCTTTGTCTTTACCTTATCTCTATCATATATTCTTTCATAATGAGGTCTTAATACTTCTATAATTGTATAATCATCATTATAAACATGATTTAAGTCATCATCATAAAACTTTAATATAGTCCAATAGTATTGTTCATATAATACTGCTTTCTCACCATTCTTGTATATTAATACATCGTTTGGTAATAAATCTCTTTTAGGTGATTTCATCATTGCTCTTATCATTTCATAGTTATATATATTACTTTCCATTGTTATCATCTACCTTTTCTACTAAATCTGCTTTTATTAGATCATATAATGTATCTAACCAATTAATATTTTCAAAATAATCAGTTAAATCAATGCTTCTTTTATTTGATATAGTCATTGCATTAAAATCATCTTCACTTTTAAATACTGCTTTAACTAATTTTGTATCAAAATTATATTTATCTTTTACTTTTTTTGAAGTTGTAAACCCAAACTTTTCTAATTCTTTTAAATTTATATTATCTTTAATCTTTAACATTGTTATCTCCTTTGTTATCTCCAACCAAATAATAACCAGCGCCTTTACATTTAGGGCATTTTATTCTACTCATACCTCTTTCACAATCGCATTCTACTGCTTTCTTTTTTGTTTCTAAATAATAAGCATAAATTATTTGCTTTCTTTCTTCGTTTTCTTCCATTGATGTTATTATCGTTTTTAAATTATTAATTATATCTACTTCTCCAAATAAATTAAACATTACTTTCACTTCCTTTGTTTAATATGTTTAATAAAATATCATGTACTTTTAAATATCTATTAACCATTTCATTCATTGTTTTTTCATCCAAAATTTTGTTTTTTTCTATATCATTTAAACCTTGTATTGTACTTATGCTTTCGTAAGATGTTAAATATTCTATAGCTTCTTTTCTTATGTTTTCTAATTGTTCAACCTTATACTCTAGCTGTTGTGTATATTCATTTAATTCTTCATCTTTTAAATAATAATCTTTTTCTTGTTCATCTTTCCATAGAAACGGTTCATTATTGTGTTTATTTATATACACTTTTCTTTTTTCATCAAAATCAACATAATCTATTCTTCTTAAAAATCTTAAAGCAAGTTCACTATCATCACCAAATGCTATATCATTCAATTTATGTTTTAATTTTTCATTTGCTTTTTCTAATTGTTCTACTTTTTGTTGTAAATCTTTAATTTGAAAATACATTGCATCCACCATACTACGATGTAAAAATCCATTTGCTAATTCTTCATATATTTCTTTAGTAGAATACATTCCTATTTTTTCTTCACTCATATTTACTTCCACCTCTAACTCATCCAATATTTTATTGTCTTAATATTTTCCCATCCAAGTTCTTTTTGAAATTTCTTTATAATTTTATTAAATTCTTTTTCTTCACTTGTGTATAAAATTGATGTTCCAATATCTCTTTTATCTAAATAGAAGAAAAACGCACCACCAATTTCGCTTGTAAATTTAATTAAATTATTTTCTGCTACGAGTTCATAACCCCTTTCTCTAAACATTTCTATTGCACTCATATTTACTTATTCTCCTTTAATTCTTGTAATTTATTTAATAAATATGAAATGGGTATCCCTAATCTACCATCTACCATAACAAAATTATCCCACTCACTATTTCTTGTTTTTTGTCTTTCTAGCCAATCTTCAAATTCTTCTAAACCATCATCTCTATTTTCTAATTCATTTATTATATTATTTAATCTATCTATTTCATTTTCTTTTTCTTCTATTATTTCAAATTCACTATGATATATTTTTCCAGTCTTATTATTTTTTATAGCTCTACCTTCTTCTGTTATAAATATTATTTCATATTCTTCACTCATATTTACTTCCACCCCAATTCTTTGATTTGTTTATTTATGGCTCTTAATTCCTTAATATTCACGTATTCTTTATTAGTAAAGTAAATACCAAAATATTCACCATCAAAATATATCATTTCACTATCTTTATAACCAAAAGTATTTTCGTCAAGTATATCTCTACAATATAATCTTGAATCTTCTTCCACTTGGTCTAATTTATATCCTAACTCTTCAAACATACCTCTTGCACTCATATTTACTTATTCCTCCTTAACTTGATTTTAACCATTGTCTTATTTTTTCTTTTCTTATTTCTTTTTTAGCAATTTTTAATATTTTGTTTATGTCTTTTATGCTCATTCCTGCATTAATATTGTTTGACATTTCATGTATAAAATATATTTTACCTGTTCTATACACTTCTATCATTCCTAATATTTCTACATTATCTTTATATATTTCAATTTCTATTGGGAAACCTTTTTCTATTATTTTATATTTCATTTATTATTCTCCTTTAATTCTTTCCAATATCTAGTCATTCCAATGTAACTCCTCTATTTGTTTATTTATGGCTTGTAGTTCTTTAAATGTAATATCTTTACTGCTTAAGTGTCTATCCACAGGAAATATATTATAAATTTGAATGCGATTATCTTTGTATATAAATGTTATAACATCTATTCCATCATAAGTAGTTTCTTTTTCATAAGTTAAAAACCATTGTGATTCTCTTTTTAAGTCATAACCTAATTCTTCAAACATTTCTTTTGCACTCATATTTACTTATTCTCCAATCTTATATTCCATACAACTAAATTGTTCTTTTGTTACTATTGATTTAATATCTAAATATTTAACATATTTCATATTTCTATCTTTCAAATCAATATATCTTAACTCATTATTAATATCTTTTTCTATAACTAAATATCCATTAACATAATCTCCTACTTCTATTAATTCGATAATTTTTCCTTTTGGCTCTCCTATAATATCTTGTTCGTGTATATATTCAGTATCATCGTTTAATTCTAAATATCTATCACATACCCAAAACTTATCATAATAATTTGTAGGGTCATTTATTCTATCAATTATTTTAGCAATTCCTTTTTTAGTTCTTACATAATCTCCTACTTTCATATTTACTTATTCCTCCTTTAATTCTTGTAATTTTTCAAAATAAGTGTCATATAATTTTTGCAATACGTTTCTTTCTGCAAGGTATATTTCTCTATCATATTTCCAATCTATATAACCTTCTGTATGAGTTTCCATAAAATTTTCAATAGTATTTTCTATTTCATTTATTATATTATTTAATCTGTCTATTTCTACTTTAGAATATACTAATTCATTTTTTAATTTTTGATTATCCTCTACTATTTCATTAAAAGCATTTCTATCTCCTACATATACCATTTCTAATTTACCTATAAATTCTTCTTTATTCATTGCTATCACCTTTCTTTAATATGTTTAAAATATTATCTAATATATTTCTTGTATACTTTTTTGTTCCTACACCTACTAAAATAGTTCTTTTAAAAATTTCGTGGTTTATATACTCTATAGCTTCATTTATTATGTTTTTTAATTCATCTCTTTCATCTGCAATTTTCATTATTGCATAAAATATATTTCTTGTTTTTTCTGGTAATTCTTCTACTCTTTTTTCATCAAATTGTCTTAATACTTCAATTAATTCTTCTTTATTCATAATTACTCACCTGCCTTTTAATAAATATCTTCATAAGATGTTCCAGCAAGTTCTTTTTCTACCTCGAAAATATCTTTTATTAATTCACTTGCATATTTTTTATCTAAATCATCAATACCTATCATTTCTATAATTTCTTCTAATTGCCAATTTTCTAACAAATCCAGATTATTTAATATAACTTTCTTTTGTTTGTCAGTTATTTTATTATTATTCACACATCCATCCTCCATACTTATAACAATATTTTTGTAGTATTACTTTTTCCATATCTTTCATTTGTGATTCTTTAAAAGCATATCCTAAACCAAATCCAAACAATAATACCAATAACATAATACTTATAAAACTTAACTTATCTTTCATATCACACCTCATTCAATCCACCAACTACATGCTTCAAGTTCCTTTCTTATTTCATCTTCTTTTTCTTTCTGTAACTCTTTATCATAATCATATTTAACTAATCCATTTTCTCGAATATAAGTCATTACATTCTTTTTACCTTTTACTTCTATCTTTTTAGTATCTATATCTCTATATTCTATTAATAGATAATATTTGTTATTATGCTTTACTGCTCTATACTTCAACCCATTTTTATCTATAAGTATCACGCTATACCTCCTTTATTTTGAATAACCTATACCATTTACCATTAAATCTTTTTTTATCTATAATTCCTTTTTTACTTCTGCATATATAACTTCTAATAACACCCTCTGATGTTTTTAAATAATCTGCACATTGTTTATAGTTTTCAAACATTTCAATAAAATTGTCATCCATGTCATACATTACAATCATTATATTTCCTCAATTTCTATTCCATATTTCCAAGCCATCAACTTTTTCTTTAATTCATATTCTTTAGTTCTAAATCCCTTGACATCAATTACATGTAATTTATCTTTATCATCAAAATATGTAAAATCTGCAATATACTTTGTTTTTCTATATGTTCTATCATCAACCTTAAATGTTTCTAATACTACAAATGGCACTTGTAATCTTAAATCTCTTATCTTACCTGCTTTTTCTAACATTTTTAATTTTAAGTAATAATTTCCTTCCTTTTGTGAATCAAACTTTATTCCATCAATTATTACTTTTTTATTATGATATTTTCTAAATTCCATATAATTTCCTATCCCTTTCTATCTCTTCAGGACTACGAGCATCTATTCCCTGTTGCTCGCATTCATGAATTAAACCATTTAATAAAACTGCGAACTCATCTGTTCTAAGTTCATGAGAGGGAGTATATACATGAAATACATAATACTCCTTCCCATCATCTCTCCTTATTTTTGATTTCTTCTCATAGTATTCAATACCTCTTATATCAGGAACTGGAGATAATAATTCATATCTCTGACTATAATTCTTCAACATATCAAAGTGTAATTCTTCAATACCAATCTTAGTTTTTAGAGATAATTCACTTAATAATTTCCAATACCGACTATTTTGTTTATTATTTCTTTTCTTCTTATATTCTTTAATTACAAACAACTTATCTTTTGATTGATTATATAAGTATTGAATAATTTTAAATGCATTGCCTATCATAAACACCTAATCTAAGAAATTATCTGTCATATCATCAATGCTTACTTGGTTACCAAAATCAGCGAAAGGATCATGTGTGTTGTTATCTTGTTTTACTTCCTCTATTTCAGTTTTCTTCTTTGACTCTAAATACTCAATACGCTCAGCAAGTACGTAAGTAGTATATTTCTTACTACCATCATTACCTAGATAACTATCTACCCTAATACTTCCGTCAACTAATATTAAATTACCTTTATCTTGGTACTTACATAAATTCTCTGCTTGTTTATTCCATACTCTACAATTAATAAAATCTGCCTCTTGTGTACCATCTTGCTTTTTTTGTCTATTAACTGCAACTGTAAAAGATGCAACGGCATTATTTGATTGTGTATACTTAAGTTCTGGTTTAGCAGTTAATCTACCTGTTAAAAATACTTTATTCAACATTATTATTCATTCCTTCCTTTTGTTGTAAACTTTTTATAATACATAGCAACAAATTATTTTTAAATTCTAATCTATCTTGTCTTTCTTTAATTTTTGCTACTCTATCAGCAATAGCATCATCACTCTTTTTATCTTTCATATATGCCTAACTCCTTTAACTTCTTTATAATTTCTTCTTTTGTCTTAGGTATTATTTCAACTAACTGTCCTAATTTTCTTTTAGGAAGCCATATACAATAATACTTATCAAACTTCACACCTTTAGCAAGTGCATACATTCCTAACTGCCAACTAAGATATTCTTTATCAAGTTCAGCAGTAAACTTTATATCACATAAACTATATTTACCATCTATATCAGCAGTCATATCCAATGTGCCAGCATATAGATATTTATAACTTACTCTTATTTCTTGCTCTAACGGTTTTATTTTAAATGTTTTAACTAATCTGACATATTCTCTTATGCATATCTCTAAATCTTTATTATCAATGCCTAGAATAGTCTCTTCAACATCTTCTGTATCATCTAAATTAAGATGTTCTATTATAGAGTGTCCACGTGTTCCAAACCACGCTTTTTTGTTTAAAATACGTTTGTCGATATTTTTATATTTATCAGGGAATATTAGTTGTAGTATTTGTGTTACTGATTTAACTAATATCCCGTTTTTAAGATAAATATGTTCAGGTTCTATAAACTCTAACATTCTGATACCGTTAATACTAAACTCGGTTTTACCTCTGTTGTCTTAGAATATGCCTTATAAATATCAGGACACTCTGTTTTTAATCTTTTACTATCAATAGTTGTTCTTGTACTTCCTTCTTTAACTGTTGCAGAAAGTCCATTAATAACAAACTTCTTAACATCTAATTCTTTCATTGCATTTAATAATCCTTCTTTTAAAAGTTTCTCTTGATATTCCATTTCTTTTTTTGCCTTATTAAATTCAATTATTTTATTAACCATATCTTCTGCTACAGTTATCTTTCCATCTTTAACACTTACTATTTCATTCATTTTCATTACCTGCCTTTCTTAGTAATAAATTACTAGCCTCTACTACTGTTAAAGCACTTAATCTAGGTTTATTAATCTCTTCTAAATATGCCTTAATCTCATCAGCAGTAAATTTATTTTTTATCATTTCTTTTTGTGTATCTTGTATCATTACCACTTTATTTGTTTTAACGGTCTTTTTCTTTGGTGAAGTAGGTTCGCCAATAGGAACACCACTTTCAGTCATTCCATATATATCAGTTGTAGATTCTGGTAAATCTTCACCAGCATAAATATATAATCCTAATCCAAACATCGCTAAGTTCTTTGTTAAACATCTCATAATAGTTTTGTTTATATCAAACATAGTAGCAGGCATAACATATTTATCAATGTATTGCCCAGTCCATTTCCTATTTTGATATTCTTTTACTTTATAAGTGTATGGCTTGTCCTTCATAGCTTTATTTGCTGAATCCATAACAGGTAGCCACATCTCATGTTCAACACCTTCTATTTCAACTCGTGTAAATACCATATAACCTGTTTTCTCATCATACACATAAGGTAATTTATTTTCTCCAAATTTTAATATTTCATAATTTGCATCTGGATATTCTTTCTTTACCTCTGACCATGCATAGCACCAACTTAAATATGTCAATTGAGTACTACCATTATCTTTCTTCTCAGTTTTATCATTGCAGTTAACTGCAAATAGTTTTTTAAAATGTGTTAATTCTTCCATTCTATCCCTCCAAATTCGATTTCCATTCAAGCACATGTGTCATACGTAGCATTTGATTTGCTCTATGCTTGATATTATTTATTGTTTCTTCTTTTTCTTCATTGGTAACACACATGTAAAATCCTCCTTTTACACCTGATTTACTACCAATGATTTCTTTATAGCTCTTATCTTCTCTGATATTTTGAATAATCTTTCTCATTGATTTATCACTTTTAATACCGAATAATTTCCTTAAATCTTTATTCTTAATCATTGAGTCTTTACCTCTATGATTTTGACATAAATAAGCATATACTGTTCCTTCAACATCAATCTCTACCATTTTTCAACACCTCTTCAATTCTTTTTAATTCTTCTTCAATTTTTATAACAATTGCTTCAATATTAATTATTTCTTGTTTGTTTTTTTCAACTTCATCTGTTAATGTTCTTGCAACTTTGCTAACTCTACTTTGAATAGTGTTATATTGACTATCTTGCTTTTCAATTTGTTTTTCAACGTTCTTTAATCTTTTAAATATCTTTAGCATCTTTTCTTTTCAACTCCCTATACAATTCTTTAATTAAATTATTTAAGTTATTAGTTTTTTCTTTGTAATATTCAATATCTTCTTCTAATTCAGATATTTTAT